TCAGGTGAAAGTAATTCATCGGCTAAACCTAAGGTTTTAGTCATATCCATCCTCAGCATGGTTGCTTGAGCGGCCATTCTTGTTAACCCTTGTACTCCTCCTTGGAAATTATATAAATTTAACTTTTCAAAATTCTTGATAAGTGTGTCAGATACTGCCTTTACATTTAATCCTACCGATGACGCATAATCAACGACATCTTTCATAGTACCACTAATTTGTGACGCTGACATTCCAACCCTGTCAAAACCTCCAACTAATTCCCTAACAGATTGACCTGTAACTTTTGTAGTTGCAAATAAATCATCAACATATTTGGCTCCAGATAATCTTGTTTTGTTCGTCGATTCTAAAGCTTCTTGTAGTACCCCAAAAGCGGCATTTGCGTCGCCACCCATTTCCATAATTGAAAATCTAGCATCTCCAATTGCGGACGCGATACCTGTTGATAATTCTCTCCCTTGTCCAAACAAAGAAAATACATCTTTTGTCCCTGCTTGGAGTTTATAAACCTGCTCGTTGATTGTTCCTAATGGGTCTAATCTAATATCTGCAATTTTTTTTAACTCTCCTTCAATTTGTTCAAACTGTTTTTTATACCCTAAAACATTTGTTGGTGATTCACCATAATCTTTTCCACCATATTCCCTGCCAGTGTAATACCCATCTTTTTTTTGGTCACTCGTTGTTTTTTCAAATTTAATTAACTTATCCATTAAATATTTTCTTTTATATGTCGGTACTCTATGAAACTCATCCCATCCTATGTGTAAAAAAGTGGCCAAATAATAATACTCGTCCAATAGGTATCTAAGATGATCAGAAGAAAGGCCGAAAAAAGTCTACCCCGAAGGTAATATCAACACTTACCTTTTTTCCTGACGGGGCTAAAACTTCTTTTTTAAGATCTAATCTTGGTTCGTTTTCCAACATAAATTGTCTAATGTGTTTGGAATCCATAATCGGCATACTTTCAACAAACTGAGCAATCATTGATTTGTCAGTACTTCCGTTTAATTCAATAATTTGTTTTGTTAATTTCCAAGTAACTCTTGGAACTACTCTTCCTTGTGGATAACTTTCTGCCATTCTTTCAAGTTCCAAAATTTCGGTATAATTCAAAAGTTTCAATTTAACTTTTGCCCCTGATTTTGGTAAAGTTGTTTCAAACAAACCATTTTGGTCTGGTTCATTAAATGGTTTTTTAATATTTAATTCATCAAGAACTAATGTTGCGGTAAATGGTCTACCCGTATCAGGATCCGTGACTTTTACCGTATATTCAGGGCCAAAGGAAGTGTTTCTTAAAAAGATTAATATTGCTTCAATGTCTCCATCCAAAAGTTCTTCAGCTTTTAAATCTGTTTCGTAAATCTTGTGTTTAATAAGACTCAAAGCCAATTGATCTCGATTAACACCACTTATTGCCGATGCAATTACATTCTCATCTGCAGCGGTTAAATAACCAACTTTAACAGATTTCTTTTTTGATTTATAGAATACTCCTTGAGAAGGTAAGGTTACCACATCGTGAGGTAAATTAAAATTCATTTGTCCTGCCTGTTCGGATGTCATTTGTTGTTCCATATTTTTTAGGTTTTACAAAAAAATATAGATAATAAAAACACAAATTAAATATAATCTCCTAAATTATCATTTATATTTTTTTTGGTATAACTCCAATCGGGATATTCAGGAAAAGAAACGCTTAAACACTCATAACTACCGTGTGAGTCCATTAAATGATTGACTAATCCAATAAATGAACCATAATACCCAGGTGGATTGTCATTATAATCTTTATTGTCATCTAAGTAAGCATCTATTGCGTTTTCAACGGCAAATTTATTTAATGGGATTTGAAATCTTTCTAGTGTTTTTTTTCCATTATTTGAGGGTATTGTTATCCATTCTTTTTTATCAATATCAAAATATTCTGAAAGTTCTTTAAAAACATCATTATATACCTCATTATATAAGGCACTTTCTTCAGCGAAATTTAATAGTCGTTTAAGTCCTTGTTCAATTTCATCAGTTTCATTTTTTATAATCCAAGACAATGTTTCATAATTTTCTAAAAAGATATCCACATTTTCATTTGTAATTAAAACTTCACCATCTTCATTCTCATAATCTTCTAATAACTCTGTTCCTGCTTTGATTGTTTGACCCAATATCTCTTCTTTAACCCTTTGTTTAACATAGTTTTGATTCTGAGTTGTTAGATAATCATAAACATTATCCATAACATCATCCGTCCAATAGTCATTAAATGTATCTACATCACCTTGTAAGACCTTTTGGGCAACTTCCCTTGGTGACCAATCTCTTCTTGATGAATGACAAAATAACTCACTTAAATCCTCTCTTATACCAATCCAAACATATGTGTCATCTTTCTTTTCAATGTCATTAAATTCATTAACAATTGCATTATATATTTTTCTTTTCTCTTCTTTGGTTCCGTGATTTAGAACCCAATGATAATAAATTGCTTCTGTGTCATTATCTATTTGTTCAAGAAGATTAATTATTTTCCCTGAATTGGTGCATATGGAAAAAAATCTTTCATATGATCCAAACCATTTTAAAATTTCTTGTTGTGATTCATAACTATCACCAAATATGTCTATGAAATGATCTAAGTTCATTAATTATTGAAAATTATGATATTTAATAAATATACAAGTTAATCATAATGAAAAGAAGAAATTTAAAAGAAGGTATGACCGAGGAGGGAACTCCCGATATGAAATATTACGCTTTTGATTGGGATGACAATATATTGGAAATGCCGACCCAAATTGTTCTTATTGATGAAAAAGGAAGTGAAGTTGGTATGTCCACTGAAGACTTTGCTCATTATAGAAGTAAAGTTGGTCTTGAATCATTTGAATACAAGGGATCTAAGATTGTGGGTTTCGCGGAAGAAGCTTTTAGAAACTTTACAGTAAAAGGTGATGAAAGGTTTATGACGGATGTTATGTTAGCTAAACCAGGACCCGCTTGGTCTGATTTTTTAGAATGTGTTAATGGCGGATCAATATTTGCAATAATAACAGCAAGGGGTCATAGTCCCGAAACGATAAAAAATACGGTATATAATATGATTATATCCGACTATAAAGGTTTAGATAAAGAAGAGATCTTAAAAAACTTGAAAAAATTTAGAGATTTTACGGATGAAGAAAGTCTATCAGATTCCGAAGTCTTAAGAGAATATTTAGATATGTGTAAATTCTATCCTGTGAGTTATGGAAACGAGTCGGGGGCACAAAAACCCGAGATTTTAAAAATCCAAGCTATGGAGGAGTTTATTAATTATGTTAAACAATTGTCCAAATACTTGGAAAATCAAAGTCATATTAATAAATTACGAAAAGATAGAAAAATATCATTTAAAAATAAGGTTAGTAATAATTTCATACCTACAATTGGTTTCTCAGATGATGATAGAAAGAATATAGAAAGTATGAAACAACATTTTAAAGATAAACAAGAAGATATTTTAAAGATTTATTCTACTGCTGGTGGTGTTAAGAAAAAAGAAGATTTATCTAAAGATGGTAAAAAAGATACTAGTACATAATCTTGAAAAATTATTTAAAGTAAATAGAAAAAATTACTTGGGTAATATATTTATAAATAAATAAAAACAAAAAAACTATAATACAATGGCTGATTTATTAATGAAAATGCCCATACCTTATGAGCCAAAACGACAGAATCGATTTATTCTTCGTTTCCCAACCTCATTGGGTATCAACGAATGGTTTGTGGAGTCTACTGCCAGACCACATATTACCGTAAATGCGGTTGAAATTCCTTTCTTGAATACATCAACTTATGTAGCTGGTAGATTCACTTGGAGTGAACTTAATGTTAAGTTCAGAGACCCAATTGGCCCATCCGCGTCTCAAGCTCTTATGGAGTGGGTTCGTCTATGTGCTGAATCTGTTACAGGTCGTATGGGTTATGCTGCCGGTTACAAAAAAGATGTTGATCTTGAAATGTTAGATCCGACTGGTGTGGTTGTTGAAAAGTGGATTCTATATGGAACCTTCCTAAGAGATGTAAACTTCGACACATTAGCATACAATAGTGATGCATTAGCATCTATCTCTTGTTCGATGCGTATGGATCGTTGTGTGTTAGTTTACTAAAATTTACTACAAACAAAAATCCCGTATTCAGGTATGGGATTTTTTTTGTGCTTATTATTTTTTTTTATTAATAAAAGTTTGATAATAAATTAATATATAATAAAAAACCCCCACATTTCTGTGAGGGTTTCTTTTTTGTGTATCCTTCGATTAAATGTCTTCGAAAGACGCTCCAAGAGGAGTGATCAAGAATTCGATGTCGATAAATTCAAGAGCTTTTGTAGGTTTGAGATAAACCTTACCACTCAATTGTTGTTTATCAAAATCTTCAGCGGAAGAGGAAACTGTTACTCTAAAGTCAAACAAACCTCTATCTCTTCTGATAGCATCAAGGATAGGATTAACAGCGTCTAAGAAATCCTGACGAAGTTTTTCATCATTTTGCTCGAACAGAAGTCTTACTGCCACAGCGGAGATAAGTTTTCTTGCTTGTAACAACAAACGACGAACATTGATTCTGTTAAGGGCTCCTTCAGAGATTTGAAGAGTTTTGTTACCCCAAATTACAGTACCTACATCTTGGAAGGTAGCGATTGGGTTAATTCTACCCTTATACAGGATGTCTCTATCTTCTTGAGTTACTTTCTTACGAGCTTTTACAGAATTTACAAGACCTCTTGTGTAACCCGCAGTTGCGAACCAAGGGAATGCGATGTTATCTGTAAGAGCCAAGTTACGAGTAACTTCAGCTGTAGGTGGAATGTATATCTGAGTAAGATTTACATTATCACGGGTCAATACCCAAGGGAAGTAAGTTGCTGTGTAGTTAGAATCTATTTCAGTATCTTCTAATCTATCAACAGCATCTTCAGGAAATATGTAATCGTTAGGGTTCTGATTTGTAGGTGTGTACATTTCCCAATCAGGCATTGTAACGATATATATTGAATCCGCTCTGTCTTGTTCAACCATATCTATTGCTGACTTAACAAGTTCAAGGTTGTTGAACATATCTATACCAGGAGTTGCCAATACATTTATATTAATTGCCACTGGATTTGCGAATGTTTGCATACCTATCAAATATGCGTAGTAATCAGTGTTTGCATAATCAATAATGTTACCATCGTTATTGATAGTTTTAAATGCTCCCCATCCTGTTGCTTGAGGGAATCTAATTGTAGGACAAGAACCTGCCAAATATGAAGGTTTACCGATCTGATATTCATCAGTATTTGTTCTCCATTGTCTGTATGTGTCCCAACCATCAAAACCACCTTGGAATACTAAAGAGAATTTTCTAGAATAAAGGTAATAATAAGGGTTGTTCGGATCTTGAGGATCTGATGTAAAGTCACCAGCACCACAATCAAACGCTTGTTGACCACTTGTAACATAATCTTCACCTATTGTGATTACAGTTGCACCTGAGTCCATATGGAAACCTCTAGTTAAATAATTCCAAACTAAATCATTCGTTGCAACACAAAGATCATTATTTTGTTTACCTTTATATTGTAAAAGGTCAGAATCAACACCAATTGTACTTGTAAAACCTAAATATTGTCTTCTTGGTTTGTCACCCAACGATTGAATAGGTGCTCCAAAAGGAGGATTGTAGATTACTTCACCAGGATAGTTAACTTTAGTTTTGTAAATTGGTTTTGGTGGTTTTGCGGAAGTCAAAGGACAATTAGAGTAACCTGAGTAAGTAGGAAGTACATATCCTTCAAAACCACAAGGTAATGTGTCAATTGGTGCAAACTCATTTACATCCAACATAATGAATTTTGATAGTGTTGCGTACTCACCATTACTAGTACCTATTTTCTTAGCAACATAGTTGTTAAGATTTGGATTCATTGTACAACCTTCAAATTTTTCAAACACAACAGGATTTCTATCGGTATCGTAAAAATCTCTAACAAATACATCAAATGTACCATCAACATATGAAAGATTTGCAATTGAAATTTTTACCTCTGTGTTAGCCGCGTTACCATCAGAGATTGAAATAACTTTAAATAACTTGTAAACTACATTACCACGAAGTTCAGATACAACCCAAGGAGTTTCAGGAGTTTGGAATTTATCCAAATAATAACCCAAAGAATATTGATTACCACTTCTAGCACTAGGTAATGAAACTAATGTACAATTTAAACCTTTAATATATGAATTCATATACAAGTTATATAACATCACAGGATAAACCTCTTCAACAAATACAGGTACTTCTGTTGCTGACTTGTCAAAGTTACCTTTACCTAAAACTTTAGAAATAAAATTCTGATCATTATCTTGTAAAGAAACTTCGAACTGAAATACATCACCAGATACGGTTAATCCTGAAATTCCAAATGCCGCGTAAGGATTAGAGTTTACTTGTGCATAATCACCTGAACAATCCAAATGTGAAAGAATATCCTACATATGTACAATTTGTAGAATCGAACAAAGTATAGAACCAAGTATTGTTTAAATAAGAAGTTAGTGTATTTGCGGTAAAATCTAAATTCTGAACACCAAATACATTTGTCGATGCAGTATATCCAAGACCCTCAACAGTTGCAATATCTGCAGAATCTAAAGATCCGTAATAATTTACATCTGTAGTATAGTTAGCACCCGAATTTGAAATCTGATCGGAAATGAACCCTTCTAACGATTCCAATAAAGTAACACTATTACCATTGTTGTCTGTAAATGTTGTACTTAACATACCACTAAACGGTAAAGATCCTGTTCCGATTACTTCGATTGATGATTCAGTAAATGCTGAATATGTTAAAGCACTAAAAGTCAAAGTGTTGATATTTTGTGCAGTACTTGTTGAAACTACGGTAGAGGAATCAACATTTGCAATACTTGTAATAGACCAAGATGGGCCCGCATCGTAACCCGATAGACCCAGAATTCTTGTTACAAACAATTGGTTAGATTGTTGTAGGTAGGATTTAGCGATGTAAGCAGATTCATATTTTGGGATTTGGGTATTAACAAATCTTTCGGATTTTGTATCACCGAAATATGTTCTGAATTCATCATAGTTAGTTATGAAGATAGGTTCGAATGCAGGCCCCTTCAGAGTTTCACCCACAATACCTAATGTTGTCACACCCACACTTTGAGCCACGAAGCTCAATTCTCTTTCTGAGGTGTACACACCAGGCGACACAAATACTTTACTAGATGTTGCCATTATTTTTTATATTTTTTTTGTTTATTTTACAAATAAATATTCAAATAAATGTCAAAATACTTTACATTATGAAAAGTATTTATGAATTAGGATAATAAATTCTACCTAAATTATCTAAAAGTATGAAAGACATTAAAAATCTAAAAATCAGTAGTAAAACACACGAAATTTTAAAATCTTATTGTGAAAAAAAAGGATTAAAAATTTATAAATTTGTTGAAAAATTAATAATTGAAAATTGTAAACAAAATAAAGATATATATGGTGAATAATTAAACTATTATTGTTTTGAATCTAATGTTGGAGTCTTCCATAACATTCAACTTTGTAATATTAAAAGTAATATTATCATTTGTATTTATCTGAATCAAGTCCACATCTGTACCAAAAAAATCCCCATTTATAAAAACATCATAGGTGATCACATTTACGGAATCTAATAAACTAAGATCTACTCTATAATCAAAAACATCACTCAATGAGGTATTACCATTCAAAAATTTTACATCTAATTCTGTTTTATTAATTTCTTTGTTAGTTGGTATATTTTTTTTGATTTTCTTATTTGTCTCTACCATATGTAAAACTCGAGTAACTGCAGGATTAACCTCAAATTCATTTTCATCTATTAGAAATCCTAATAATGTAAAAGAATATGTCTGTATATAATACTTTCTTTTTTCTACCTCCTTTACAGATTCATCACTTATATCATTCATAACAATTGGTATGTAATGACCTTTAATGATTTGATAAGATTGTCTTGATGAAAATTTTTCCAAAACAATTTTGTTGAACTCGTTTATTTCTCTCATCCTATTACAAACAATCTTAACTTGGTATGTGATATCAACAGGAACTGGTTGGGGTATTGTATATACATCCATACCTTTTCTATTACCATCCCAAGTTGGGACCGACGCATAAAAATATTGTTTTCTATTTGGAATGTTATACATAAGAGCAGGATTGGTTCCAAATTTAACTTCAGGTTGACGAATTACAGTAATAAATGGTAATGACACATTATCATCCAAGTCGTGTATGTTCCAAGTTTCAGTAAACTGAGCCCAATTCTGTGTTGTAATCAAAATGTCAATCATAGGTATTGTTTTACCTGCGACAGTAGTTTTGAGTTGATCTTTTGTAAAATCCAAAAATCCACGATCCAAATCCGCGTGTAAAACCGACTTGGGTAAATAAGTTCCATCTTGATTGATTTTTTCTAAAAGTTGTCTTCTTCTTTCCAACAGAATACTCTGAGGTTCAAGAGGAATGTGCTTTTTTATTTTTTTACCAAATATCATTATATTCCTTTGAATTCATTATTATTAACAGGACTTGCAATATATGTTTTATAAAAAGGTTTGAATCCTGCATATGTATGTTTATTATCTGAAACAATTCTACCATCATTTACTACTGAATAATATCTAACAGTATCTTCTGTTTCATAGTATCCAATATAATCACCTAACCCAATTTCTATTCCTAACTCATCAAGGTGTTTAGTATATACCGAAAATCTCATATTTCCTGGTTCTGTTTGAACCACTTGAGATGTTCCGATATATCTGTTTTCAGGGGCATTAACCAAAACATAAGCTTTAAATTCTATTGGTGGGTGAAACTTTACACCATCGGGTAAAACCTCACCATATACATCATCGATCTTGGTTCTTAGTCTATCAACTCTATAAAGAACCAAAGTGAAATTCATATCACCAAGTAACCACTCTTCACCCATATCGATGTCCAAATTATAATCTTGGCCATCAAAGAACTTACCTAATCTGGTAATTGGAACCTTTTTGTTCATATTGATAAATAGTTTAAATTTACTATTTTTATGATTATTGTGGAAAATACCATCAAAACGATAGAACAAAAAGCTTTAGATATTTTATCCAATTACGAAGGATCTAATAACTATCTTTTAAAACTACAGAACAACTTAAAAACAAATAAGAAGTTCTATCCTACTCGCGCTCAATCCGATTACATTTTAAATTACCATACCACAAACCCAAAGGTTGCCAAAAAATGGGTTGATTTAGATTTCTATTTTTCTAAGAAGTTTGCTGACGAAAAATTGTTAGTGTCAATACCAAAACAATTATGGGTAGAAAAGATCTTAGTTGAAAAAGACACATCGTATCACATATGGGGAAAGTTTTTTAGTGGAGATACAATTCAAGATATGTGGGTTCCAAAATCCGCAATTATTAAAAGTAATAGAACCGAACCTATTGAGATTGATTATATAAAGTATGAACATAGACCTCCTTTATCTCATCAAAAGGAAGCTATTGAAAAATTAACAAGTAATAAAAAATTTATATTAGCCGATGATATGGGTTTGGGTAAAACAACTTCTACCATTATCTCATCGATTGAAACCAAATCAAAAAAGATATTAATCGTTTGTCCTGCATCACTCAAAATTAATTGGTTTAGAGAAATACAAAACTACACAGATAG